ATACCATAAATACCACCAGAGTTATTGTCGCAAGATTTTACTATATCTTCTAAAACTAAACAAGGCATGATTTAAAGTATTAAAGAGCCCCCATTGCTGAGGGCTCGGTTATTAATTATGAATAGAAAACAATCTCAGCAGGGTTAACGAAGTTGAAACCTACCTTCATATTCGCACGAGTTCGGATGTAAGGCTCAGCTACAGTATCAGCTAAGTTTACAGCTCGTAAATCAGAGCTATCTCCTTCAGCATCGAATGCATAGATAAGGTTGTCCTTCAAGGTCCATACGAAAGTATCGTTGCTCATCCCTGGACAAACTACAATCTTAATACCTAAGAAAGTCAATGACAAATCTTGAGTAATGTATGCCTGAGTGTTACCAGCAGCTACTCCTAATCGGTAAATGTTAACCAATTGAGTTGGCATATACAATCGAAGGTCAGCAGTTCTGGTAGCAATTGTTGCAGGCAACAAAGCGAAAGCAGCAGATAGAGCTGTTTCAAGTCCTGTGAATGTAGTAATGTTACCAGTACCACCATTGATAACTGCAGGATCAGCAGCTAACAATTTCTCATACCCATCACATAAAGCTAGTGTAGGGTTCAAAGAAGTTGTATCACCTTGCCAACGGATGCTCTCGATATCTCCATTGATTTTGTTAGCCATTTCTGACCAGTAGAAAGACATGAAAGAAGCTACAGAAAAATCTCCGTTAGATCCTTTGCTCATTTGCAAAGACAAGAAAGATTGCTCAAGGTCAAACTGGCAGATTTGAGCCATTGCAGAAAGAGCACATACGTCAATTTCTTTAGCATCTAAATCATCAGTTGGGGCTGTAAACGCACAGCTAGAAGCCTGAAGGATGTTACCGAAAGTAACGGAAGCTAATTTAGTTTTGTACTTTACACCTGGCAAAGCTCGGTAGTTATCGGCAGTATCTTCGGACAAATATGCCTTAGAATAGAATGCCTCAGGGTTAGCCGCTAATAAAGCGGTAGGATCTATATTAAGATCGAATTTTAATTTACGCATGATTATTTGTTTATAAATTTGTTAACATTAGAAAATCTCTGCTGTACGCTTAACGCTACAGCCTCAGCCATCTCCACTTCCTCCTCAACCTCAGCAGTCAAGGCTTGGTCTAGTTGGTTTTGTAAATCAGCAATCATAGCTACTAATTGATTAACCTGCTCTTCAATAGCTGGTTTCACAATTGCCAAAACTGCCTCAGCATCTAGCTCAGGATCTACTGCCATAGTTTCCTCCTCAGTAGTTTCTACTGTGGACTCCTCTTCTACAACAGTATCCTCAAGAGCTACCTCTTCAGAGGCTTCTACTTTTTCGACTTCCTTAATCTCGATAACCTCCCCGTCCTTAACAACGTAGATTTTACCCTCGATTAGGTGCTCGCCATCGGGTAACTTGTTCATATTTATTTGGTTTTTATTTGTTTGCTCGCTTAGCTTCATGCCTAGATAACCTTCAATTGAGAAGCCTATCTGCTCCTCACTTACTAGCTCTGCATAATATTCCTTATCCGTTACCTGTGCCGTTACCATCAATGTACCTTCAGGTACTTCAATACCAAAGGAGCTGTATGCTTTATCTTTTTTCGGGTTCTCAACTATCCAGGCCTCAAGTACATAGGCAGGTACTGTTTTCTCAGTATCATGCTCTAGGTTAAATAGGTCTCTATTGACCATATCCCTCATGAATTTGCCGTGTATATTCTCAATCTCCTCTTTAGTGAATTGCACAAAGTACTCCTGTTTGGCGTCATCATCATAGCGGTATATATCCATAGGGATTAATGCAGGGGCCGTGATGCGGTACTTTAATTCATCAGAAAAAAACATTGGCTTAGCTTCACTTGAGAAAGCCATCCCTTTTACCTTAATGGCAGGGTTTGCCGTGAATGCTATTTGCTCAATTCCAAGATCTTCACCATTCTCAGCATAGGCTGGGTCTATTGTGATCTTATAAGTAGGGATATTTTTTTCTGCCATTTACCTATATTAGAAAAATAGTATATTTGTTAAAAAAAATTATGATAACAATTTTAGGGAAAGAGATCCCAAACCAAATGAAGGAGCTCACTATTGAGCAATTCGAAATGATCACTGAGATCAATAATAATAAGGACCTAGATGCCGTGGATAAGCACCTCAAGATCTTTGAATATCTAGGTATCCCTGAGAAGGATTTTTGGGATGTTGACATTAGTGATTTTATTGAGATGGTAAAGGCATTCAATAGCCTGGATAAAAACATTGACTACCCCACCATTGATACTATCGAGATAGATGGGTACACCTATACGGCTCAGATGAAGCTCACAGTTAGGGATACTAAGCACATCGAGAAGCTGGCAATTGAGAAGCCAAAAAACTACATCAGTCAAATGATGGCCGTGATGTTTAAGAGAGAGGACCTTACCCCTGCTGAACACTATGCCGATGCACATATAAAACACAAAGCTAAATTTATCTGCAAAATGACTGCTGATATTTCTATACCTTACGTCATGTATATTGCTAATAAAGTAAACCAACAATTTAAGAATGCTGAAGCTACCCCAGAGCTGGAGCGAAGTAACGCTTGAGCAGTTCATTGAGATTGGTAAAATAGATAAAACGCAAGGGGCCTACCACTACAATAGTGAGGCCCTTTCTATTTTAGCCGATGTTAACATTGAAGAGATTGAGGAGCTCGAGATTGATGAGCTAAATGCCTTAATAAAAGAGGTCAATTGGTACAGCAATCAGCCACCCAATAGATACCAGGAGGAGGTGCTCGGTATGAAGCTCAAGCCATTTGGAAAATTAGAGCTATATGAATGGATTGATTTAGAGCACTTATTTACTAGCGACTACATTGATAACCTAGATAAGATATGCGCTATCATGTACAGGAAAGTACGCCTCAATGAATGGGATGAGGAGGTTATGGAGCCCTATGATTTTGACCTGAGCAATCGAGCGGAGCAGTTCCTAGATTTACCCATCACCTACATCTATGGCATCATTAATGAGTTCATAAAGTTTCGTAAACATTTTTATGAAACCTATCGCAATCTATTTGGAGATGTGGACGATACTGAGATTAGTGAGGAGGAAAAAGCAAAGCTAACCAAAGAGGAGCTCGATGATATCGAGGCTGAAAAAAAAGCCTCCAAATGGTCATGGGAACAAATGATCTATAACCTATGTAATGGCGATTTGACCAAAGCTGAGAAGCTAGGTAAGTTAAAATTAATCTTTGTCTTTAATATGATAGGGATGAAAAAAGAATTAAACATCTAGCGGAAAGCCTGGAGTGAAATCAGGCGGTGCATCTAGGGCATAGAAATTATACACAATACTTTGATCCTCTTCTAAGATAGGCACTATCTCCAGGATAGGGTAATTCTTAGTTAGCCATTCAGTATATTGGCTATATATCTCGGTGATTATTCCTGCACTTGTTAGCTCATCGGTAAATTGTCTGACCAAATTATACGGAGGTATTACCCCACCATTCCACAGGAATGCCCCGTTATTGAGAAAGATAAAGTAATACATGGCTACTATCTCAATTTCTAGGGTAGAAAAACCTGTTATTTGTGCATTGATTCGCACACTATCCTCCAACGTTCTTGTATCCACTAGGCCATTCTGCCTAATGATCCTTTTTAATATTGTGGCCATCCTTCTCCGGGTAGGGTAGAGGATATTGAATACTCCGTTTTTTGCGTATCTAGGCATATTGTAATACTCTGAAAAAGTCAACTACACAGGTCTCTCCATTCGTAGCTGACTGTACGGTAAATAAAAGATATTGATCTACGGTTCTGTTAAGGTTGTATGCATTCAATCCTACCCCTGTAAATTCACTGGCCCCTGAATTCATCCATGAAAACCCATTATTTCTACAGGTGATTGTTTTCTCACATTTGATGGCCTGCTGTACTCCTCCACCATTCAATGTAGTTATACCACTTATCAATGTAGCACCTGTCATGCTGTTGCTTGTATTAATGTACAGCCTTGTATGAACCTGCCCCGTGTTACCTGTTACCCGTATCATACGCCATTGTATCTCAAGTAAGGTATCAGTAGTCAATGTATTGGCTGGTATTCTCAAGGCCTTAGATATGGTTACTGCTGTCGATACGCTCAATGATCCTGTGGATGCAGAATGGCCTAGATACTTAGGATTGAATGATACATCACCTGAGCCTACCAATGAGTTCCCGTTAACTGTTTTAATGTTAGTGCCTGATACTAGTGTTGCCTGCTTACCATTCAAGGCAGTATTTAGATCACTCTGGCTAGATAAGGTACCTGTGATATTTCCCCAAGTTGCACCTCCTCCTGAAGCTGCATTAATTATCTGCTGTCCTGTAATGGCAGTATTAACAGGTTGCCCTGCTACTATCTGAGTGCATTCGATTAGATCGGTAGGTTGTAAATCGCCAGTATGAGGGGTAAGGTTTTCCCTCCAATCCCCCCACCAATTAGGTAAGCTCATACCTATATTACTTTATGCTTTCGATTTGTTTAAATCGGAACGGCACAATCGGTCCAGTCATTGAGTGCAAAGGTAATACTCATCTGATACCCTGCTGCATAATCTAGTAAATCATTATTCAATGGAGTAAAGGTAGGAACCCCGATAACATCCATGCTCCTGTCTAGTCCGAAAAAATAATATACATACAAATCATTAAGGATTTGATGGCAATCGCTTAGGATGGTTATGATGTTTGCTCTGTCCTTTTGAATGATATCGTAACAGAAAATATCCAGAGTAAATTCAGTAGTATTCTCGGTAGGGATAACAGCATCAGGCACGATAAATATGATAGGGTACTTTTCATCCTGGGTAGCGAAGTTAAATATTTGTTCTTTAAAATCAGTACCTACTTTCTTTACCTGTTTGTGCTGTGAATAAAAGTTCACCACATTGTTAATTACGCTCTGTAAACTTATCATAATTCTGCGTTTTTGTTTATCTTATTAATCTTATTCTGCACGTTTGTAACTTGAGTTTCAGATACGATGGCCGTAACTGTCATGCCTCCCGTTTCAGTAGCTCCTCCTCCTGCACTCATTACATTGCCTGTATTGGCTGAGCCAAATAGCTGAGCGGATTGAGGGACTACCTGTGCAACAGCATTGCCCCCTCCATTAGATCCTCCTCCACCCCCACCACTTGTGGATGGTGAGCCTCCAGATGTTAGGATCTGTTTTGCCTTAGCTATGTTTGTAGCAATTTGAATAATACCAGAAGCAAACTGAGCAATACCTGCTGTACCTGCTGTTACTGCATTCAATGGGTTTGCCTGTGATGCTGCAACAAGGGAGCTGATTGCCTTACCTGTATCAATACCAATTTGAACCAATGCCATTGCCTTGTTAAATTTCTCTAGTTTCTTCTGATCATTAACTAGGCCTTTTGCAATATCGGTGATGCCATCAGCTATATCACCTGCTAATGTTAGCTTAGCATCTCTTTCCTTTTGAGCATTCTCTATCCTTTCAAGTTCTGCCTTATTAGTAATATCATTTATCTTAGCCTCGTGGTCTTTCTTTAATTTTTCAAGTAGCTCATAATTACCCTTTGCCAGTTCCTGGTCCTGTAGATACTTAGCCTCCACCTCAGCAATGGCTCTGGTTTTTTCATCTGCCAAAGATAGGGCTAGATCACTTTGAGCCTTGAGCCTATCATCATTTCGTTTCTTAGTTTCTTCAGCATCCATCTGATCATAGATAGCTATGATCTGCCTACGTTGCTCTTCAGTTAGGGTAGTATCTTTGATGGCCTCAGTTCTTAGCTTATCATACTTTTGCTTCTGCATTATGGCCTCTTTCTCCGCACCTTCAGCCATTGCCTCAATGGTTAGGTCATTGATGCGTACCTGGTTGGATGCAAACTGCTCGGCAGCCTTTTGATCAATAGCTAGAAGCTCGTTGTTTTTTAAGGTCTCAGCATCGGTCAATACCTGAAGCTCCTCTTTTGTTAACTTACTCATAGCATCTAGCCTCAGCTGTGCTAATTTTTTCTCATAGTTCTGTATGCTCCCGCCCTTAGTGATGTACTCATTATCAATGGCCGCCTTTTCCTCCTTCATTTTTTCAATCAAGAAGTTTTGTTTGTAATCCTCAAAAGCCTGTTCTCGTACCATCTTCTCCTTATCAGTACCTTCAGCAATTAATGCCGTTCTATTCTTGACAGCTTCAGCCTCTAGCTTTAGTTGTTCAATATATTGAGTTTGGATATCAGTTACTTGTTGCTTTCGTTGAGCCTTAGCATCTGAGGCCGCCTTCTTATTGTTATCGGCTATCTTCTTATTATTATCGGCTGCCTTCTTAGCATTATCCTCATTGATCTTTTGCTGTGCTTTGCTAGCTTCTGCTTGCCTCTTATTCTCTTCTATCTGTAATATCTTCAGCTCGTTTTGTCCATCCTTTATCTGGTCATTGAGTTGCTCATTGGCTTGAGTTTGCTTTTCAAGCTGCTCGTTAATCTTTCTCAATTGGTCCGCCTGTGCCTGGGTACCTGTGGCCACAGATCCATTAACATCCATCTGAGAAAGTAGTAATAATCTCTTAGCATCAATCTGCTTGAAAATTATCTTATTCTCTTCAATCATTCTCTTCTTGTAGGCAATGGATGCTAGGATCCTTTGCTTCTCAAGCTCAAAGGTATTCTTACCCTCTGCTTTGGCTAGCTCAATATCTCTTTTAAACTGTCCATCTCGTAAATTAAAAGCATTCGTTATGGCCGCTTTTTTTCTTTCCTCTGCCTCAATCTGCCTGTCGATGTTAGCTATCTGTGCCTCGGTTTGTGCCTTTTGTTTTGCAGCTTGTTCCTCCCCTGCTTTATCCGTTATTCCTAGCGCATCTGTTAAGGCATAAAAGCCATCAACAAGCAAACCTACAGCTGCCTTAATACCATCTAGTATTGGTTGCAATAATCCGAGCTTATTCATAAAGTAACCAATGGCTACCACAATAGCAGTAATGGCTGCTACTAATAAAAAGATAGGGTTGGCTAGTATGGTAGCACCTAACTTTACAAACGCTCCACCCATTGTACCAATTACCCCCATGAAGCTTTTGAAGCTCTTACCTAGTTCAGCAGGGTTAATCTTTCCGATAACTTGGCTGAATACCTTTGCCTTTTGATTTGCCTCTTCAAAGTCAAGGCTCATAAGGCTGTCCTTAATACCTCCTAATGAATTACTGACCTGCTCAAACTTACTACCAGATGCAAACACATTTGCCGCATCATTGGCGTCGCTTATCTTATCCTTTAGCTCCCCTGCTCTGGCAGAGAGTTCGGCCATTTGTTCTGGGTCTGTGGCCTCGGCAATAGCTCCTTTTAATTCTCTGAGCTCTGCCCTCATGGCACCAATGCCCTGTATAACTATAGGTATTTCTACTTGGTTCATTATGGATAGTATTTTATTTCAATTGTTGTATATGCTAGGTAGTTATCACTGAAGCCTACCCCTATCTGAGAAGTATCTACATAAATGCTGTTATTGGCCGCCACATAGATGGCACTATATATCCCATCAAAATAACTAGATCCAATCATTACCGTGATGCGGTCCTGTGGGATAGCACCTAGATCCCATGCATCCAATGTGGCCTGGTATTGACCTATTCCTAAATAATTCCAGGTGATTTGCCCAAAGGTATTAACTAGCTCAGTAGCTACTGGAGGAGTAGCTCCAGCCTGAAACAATACAGCAGTATAGGCATAGCACGCTGGCAATACTGGTAGGCCATTGTACCTGTTGTAAACTACTAGGTTATCGGTATAGATACCATCCTCAGATA